TTATTAATGCCAGTAATGTTTATAGATTTTGTATTTTCTTCAGATATTATTTCCTGAGGATTTTCTTTATATTCATTTATATTATTATTTTCAAAACTTTTCATATGATTGTAAAATAATATAAATATATATTTATAAAAATAGAGTTAAACTTATTTTATTATTATAGTATAATGGAAGAACCACAAAAACAACAAGAAGAATGTATAGAATTAAAAAATATCAAATATAAAACAATGTTACTTAACGGTAACCCATTAACAGAAACAAAATCATCCAATGATTTATCTAATTTGGAAAAATTTTTAGAAAATGATAAAAATAATAATAAGAATGAAACATGGAGCAAATTAGATAAAACAGTGAAAACTCAAAAAATGACTGCATTTGTAGATAAATATCAAAGTGAAAAAGAATTAAATGAAGAAGAGAAGGAATTAATGCTTTCTTTTTTAAAAAGTTGTTTAGATAGAAAAAAATTGCAAAGAGTAAAAGATGTCGTGTATGATAAGACAACTGGAACTATTAAAGACATTCCTGCATTATCTTATAATAAGTCTAACAAACATTTTACTTTAAAAAATATAGATAAACGTGTATCTACACTTAAAAGTTTACCTCCTAAAAAACTACAAAATAGTTTAAAGAATAAAATAATTGAAGAAGAAGATATATAATCATTTTATAAAATGAAGATTTATAATATGATTTATTGTATTTTATATAAATATATTTAATATGATATTAAGTTTATGCCATTATAATAGATAATAACAATTCCTCCGTTCATAGTATTACTATTTTTATGTATTATATTATTTCCAGGTATATCACTATTATTATTATTTGTCATATATACATCATGAGTAGTAGCATTTTTTATAAATATACAATCATTAGAAATTAATGAAGGTGAATTATATATTCTTAATTTGTGATCAGTATTATCCGCGTTTATTATAATAAACATATTACCAATTACCGACGAATCAAACATAACAGATGATGAATCAAAAAGATTAATTAAATTACATGTAGTTATTCCACAAGGTCCTGTATATCCTGTTGATCCAGTATAACCTGTATATCCAGTATATCCAGTATCTCCAACATCACCATTGTTGCCGATAGGTCCTATTAGACCTCTATATCCTTGTTCACCTTGTGGACCAACTCTGCCACGTAATCCTTGTAGGCCTTGCGGACCTTGTAATCCTTGCAAACCTTGTAGGCCTTGCAAACCTTGTAGGCCTTGAAGACCTTGTAGGCCTTGAAGACCTTGTGGACCTTCTGGACCTTGTGGTCCTTGCGGACCTTCTTGACCTATTAATCCAGAAGGCCCTGTTATTCCATCTAAACCTTTATCACCTTTATCTCCTTTATCTCCTTTATCACCTTTATCACCTTTATTGCCTTTATCTCCTTTATTGCCTTTATCTCCTTTATCGTCTTTATTATCATTACAATTACATGTATCCTTTTCACATTCACATTTTTTATCGTGTTTATTATCACTGCAATTACATGTATCCTTTTCACATTCACATTTTTTATCGTCTTTATTATCACTGCAATTACAAGTATCCTTTTCACATTCACATTTTTTATTTTCTTTATCATCACTGCAATATTCTTTTTTACTTTTATCGCTTTTATAACTTTTATCCTCATTGCAACTTTTTTCTTCATTAGAGTTATATTTATTTTCTTCTTCTTTTTTAGAAATTAATGTTTTCATAATAACATTTTCATCATTATCATAAAAACGATGTAAACTACAATGTCCTGTTGGACCAGTTGGACCAGTTGGACCAACCTTTTTATGAATTTGTTCTGCTTTTTTTGCATTGTCTAATGCCAATTTTTTAGCCAATAATATTGCTGTTTCTTTAGCTTGTTGTAACGTTTTTGCAGAGGCAGTTGCACTTGCTGTAGCAGTAATCATATCACCAGAAGAAGTAGTTATACTAGCCTTAGCAGATGCAGCAGCACTATACATTTTTTCTTTATTACAATCAATATTATTTGATTCTAAATCATCATTATCATGCATAATATATATATATAATAAAACAAATTACAATATTTTACATAATAATATAAACATAATTATGTATATCATTATATAAATATATTTTAATAAATGCTAATAAATGATTTACCACAGTTAACAAATATTATTAATGAAATAAAACCTAAAAAAGAAGAACCTTTTTTTAATGAAACAAACGCATTATATTTTCTTGAAACAACATTACAATTAATGGAACTTTACATTTATGATAATCCAAAAATAATAACAGATCCTGATTTTGAAAATGAATTTTATAATGATGTACGTGATCTTATTTTATTACAGTACGAAGATTTTATTTTTCTAAATGAAGAAAATGAAGAAGACCTTGATGATATGTTAGATGAAGCAATAGAAATATTCTATGAAACTATATTTCCTTGTAGATCATTGAATGAATCTATTATAATACAAAAACCTAATTATAATAAAATAAAAGAAAAACTAAATATATTATCTAAAAAACCACAACCAGTACAAAGAACAAAAGAATGGTATGAATTTAGATATAACTTAATAACGGCTAGTAATGCATATAAAGCATTTGAGAATCAATCAATGAAAAATCAATTAATTTATGAAAAATGTCAACCTATACAAGAAAACAATAATTTTACAAATGTAAATTCAACACTTCATTGGGGACAAAAATATGAACCAGTCTCTGTTATGTTTTATGAAGATAAATATAATACAAAAATAAGTGACTTTGGATGTATACAACACGATTATTATTCATTTTTAGGTGCTTCTCCAGATGGTATAAATACTGACGAAAAATCAGAAAGATATGGTAGAATGCTTGAAATTAAAAATATTGTAAATCGTGAAATTGACGGCGTTCCTAAAAAAGAATACTGGATACAAATGCAATTACAAATGGAAATATGGGACTTAGACGAATGTGATTTTCTAGAGACAAAATTTGTTGAATATGAAAATGAAGAAGATTTTTTACAAGATGGTAATTTTATTTATTCAAATAATAATGAAACAAAAGGAATTATTATGTATTTTTCAAATAATGATGGCAAACCTATTTATAATTATAAACCAATTCATATGAATAAAGAAGAATTTGAAAAATGGGAAGAAGAAAAAATGAATGAAAATTCAGAAATTACTTGGATAAAAAATATTTATTGGAAATTACAAGTTATTAGTTGTGTTCTTGTATTAAGAAATAAAATATGGTTTAAAAATAATGTGAATCAATTAGAAGAAATATGGAATATAATTGAAAAAGAGAGAATAACTGGTTTTTCACATAGAGAACCAAACAGACAAAATAGAAATAAATCAGGAACTGTAGAAGAAAGTAATAAATGTTTATTAACTATTGATAAAGACAATAAAAAAGTAATTGTAAATAATAAAAAAGAAAACAATATTATTTATAGTTTTGAAAAAAATGAATAATTAGTATAAAATATTAGTTAATCCGCTTGTAAATGGAAAAAGATTATCTTGTTCGTTTGTATTATAATAATTAACGCGCGCTCCAGATGTAATAGGTGTAGGTTTTAATGGAACTATATTATTAGATTTTATATATTTATTTTTATATAATGATCCACAAAACTCAGCAGGTGTACACGTACCATTATCTGGATTATTTTGATGCTTAATATTATTAGTATATTGATTATATGAACCTATTGTAAATTGTGGATAATGCCACCAAATATTATATGAATTATTATTTGTTAACTGATTATTTTTTTTTATTGGATAAAAATCACTTAATAATACATCTGCATCTGATTTAACGCCTAAATTACTATATGTTTTAATTGCTTTATTATAATAGAACCCAAATATCAAACAAAATAATATTATCAACAATAAAATTATTAATTTATTCATCATAAATATATTATATATAATAACAATAAAATATAATATATATTGATTTAAAATTAACTCAATAGAATAGAATAATATGGATACATCAATAGATATGCGTGTTACAAAAAGAAATGGAGAACTACAAGATATTGCATTTGATAAAATTTTAAATCGTGTGAAAAAATTAGGTCAAGAAGTCAATATTAATATAAATTATTCTCAATTAGTTATGAAAGTTATAGATCAGTTATATGATAAAATTCATACATCTAAAATAGATGACTTGACTGCCGAACAATGTGCATCACTTTCTACAAATAATCCAGAATATGGTATTCTTGCAGCTAGAATTGTTGTTTCTAATCATCAAAAAAATACAGAATATAGTTTTTTTCAAGCTATGCAAAAACTATACGAATTTAAAGATATTCATAATAATCATACTCCACTATTATCAGAAGATTTTTGGAAAAATGTTCAAAACGTTTCTAGTGAAACATGGGAATCTATTGTTGATTACAATCGTGATTATTTAATTGACTTTTTTGGTTTTAAAACTTTGGAAAGAGCATATTTATTAAAAGTAGGTAATGTCATTGTAGAACGTCCACAACATATGTGGTTAAGAGTTGCTATATGTATTCACGGAAATGATTTTATTGCTATTAAAGAAACGTATGATTTAATGTCACAAAAATATTTTACACATGCAACCCCCACTTTATTTAATGCTGGATCTCCAAGACCTCAATTAAGTTCTTGTTATTTAATTGCAATGGAAGATGATAGTTTAGAAGGTATATATAATACATTAAAAGATTGTGCAATGATATCTAAATGGTCAGGAGGTATTGGTTTACATATTCATAATATTAGAGGTAAAAATGCATTAATAAGAGGAACTAATGGAAAAACAGATGGTATTGTTCCAATGTTACGTGTATTTAATAATACTGCTAGATATGTAAACCAATCTGGAAAAAGAAATGGCTCTTTTGCGGTTTATTTAGAACCATGGCATCCGGATATTGAAGACTTCTTAGAAATGAAAAAAAATCATGGAGATGAAGAAATGAAAGGTCGTGATTTATTTTATGCATTGTGGACGCCTGATTTATTTATGGAAAGAGTAAGAGATAATGGTAATTGGTGTTTATTTTGTCCAGACGAGTGTCCTGGATTGTATGATGTATATGGTGAAAAATTTAAAGATCTTTATGAAAAATATGAATCAGAAGGAAAATCAAAAAAAATATTAAACGCTCGTGAATTTTGGTTTAAAGTATTAGATTCACAAATGGAAACAGGAACGCCTTATATTTTATATAAAGATGCTGCAAATATAAAATCTAATCAAAAAAATTTAGGAACTATTAAAAGTTCTAATTTATGTACAGAAATTATTGAATATTCTGATGATAAAGAAACAGCTGTATGCAATTTAGCTAGCATTGCATTGCCTAGTTTTGTAAATGATGAAACAAAAAAATTTGATTATGAAAAATTACATTATGTTACAAAAGTAGTTACAAGCAATTTAAATAAAGTAATAGATATCAATTTCTATCCAACTGAAAAAACAAAAATAAGTAATTTTCGTAATCGTCCTATTGGTATTGGGGTTCAAGGATTAGCAGATGCCTTTATTTTAATGGATATTCCTTTTCATAGTGAAGAAGCAATTGTTATCAATAAATTAATATTTGAAACTATCTATCACGCTGCTTTAGAGAGAAGTAATGAAATCGCAATAGAAATACAAACTCAAAGTCAAAATTATTTAAATATTGATGAAGATGTTTATTCTTATTTTGGTGCTTATTCTTCATTTAAAGGTTCTCCTACTTCTCAAGGCATTTTACAATTTGATATGTGGAATGTAAAACCATCTGATAGATACGATTGGACAAAATTAAAGAAGTCTATAATTAATTATGGATTAAGAAATTCTTTATTAGTTGCACCAATGCCTACAGCAAGCACTTCACAAATATTAGGTTTCAATGAATGCTTTGAGCCCATTACTAGTAATATGTACACACGTAGAACATTAGCAGGTGAATTTATAGTAGCTAATAAGTATTTAATGAAAGATTTAATAAAACTTGGACTGTGGAATGAAAAAATAAAGAATAATATTATAGCAAATAAAGGTAGTATACAACAATTAACTATTATTCCAGAACATATACGAAATAAATATAAAATTGTTTGGGAAATACCAATGAAACATCTAATTGACATGTCTGCAGATAGAGGTGCATTTATATGTCAAAGTCAAAGTTTAAATTTATGGGTAGAAGATCCTAATTACAATACACTTACTTCTATGCATTTTTATTCTTGGAAAAAAGGATTAAAAACTGGAATTTATTATTTAAGAAGAAAAGCCAAACATCAACCTCAACAATTTACAATTGAACCAGATAAAAAAGAAAATAAAAATAATGAAGATGAAATTTGTGAAATGTGTAGTTCTTAATTATTTATAAAATAAATGTTTACATTCTTTAGTAATTTGATTGTTTAATGCATTAATAAAATAATAATATTTATTTTTATCTATATTATTTTTATACAACAAGAACGATATTAATTGTTGTTCTATATTAGTATCTGTTACTTCATATATGTATTCAAATAGACCATAATTATATATATAAATATTATCAGGAGCATCACAATGAAAAAATGGTAATATTGATTTTAATCCTATATTTTTTTTAAACGTTTCTAATGCATTTTCAAGTTCAGAATATAGATCTATATTATTGATAAAATCAATAAATAATTCTCTTGAAATTATTTTTTTTGTTGTTAATTCTGTATGAATAGATTTAATAATTATATTCTCTATACTTCTGGTATGAAGATGAATTAATATACATTCATTGTATGTATTATCTGTGTAAGGATGTCCTACTGCTTTATTTTCATATAATATATTATTTTCAAAATAAATGTGTTTTTTAGTATTTAAATCACAATAATGGGGAGATGATATATTTAACAAATCTTTTCTTTTAAACATTGTTTTTACG